CCAAATAATATGCATCAAATGCTAAATAATAATTGATAAAAGCACCATATTTGTCGTGCAGAACATGTTCACCATCAATTAAACTTTCGTGATAATCTTGGTTACCGGCAATTACACCTGTAAATTGCACATTCATATTGACATCTATAAAATATACTTTGCCATCTTTATTAATATACAGTAATTTTCTAATACCATCTGCTTTTTCTGTGACCGTGTAAGGATTTCTTATATTAGCCACATCTGATTCATCATTTATAGGTGCAATATTAGGTATTTCTAATGAAATAGACGAAAATCCCACAAAATCTCTACTATTTAATCGTCGATCAGGGGGTTTACCTTGGTATAGCATTCCCATATAATTATGTAATACTGATTGTTCTTCCTTGGTAGAAATAGGAAAATTTGAATTTTGCAAACCCGATAATACAGCTTTAATAGATCTCTTAAATAATTTCAATACATGGGTTGGGTTGTGAAATTCAGGGTCTGTACGACTGGTGCCAAATGAAATTGGAAAATTGGATTTCATTAGCTCTATCTCTATTTCATATGATTCAGGGTTATTAAATACATTAGAAGTCTCAATACGGTATTCAGGGATCATTCCGCGTCTAGTTTGCTTTGAAGATCGAACAATACTACAATCTATTTTTAAAGGATAATCTTCTTGTGTAAACGTGAAGCGTTTAATTAATCGAAATATTTTTTTAGACTCATTCCATTCATTAATCATTTTTTCAATAACCTTTGAATGTTTATTTCGTTTACTTTCTGTTTTATAATTAATGCGAAAACCAAAATCTTCGAAATCAATTGCTTGGAGAGCAGTATCATCCATCATTTTTCTATTTTTTTGAACAAATACAACATCCCGAACCATTCGACTAGTTGTATCTAAATCAATAGTATTTTTTTTACAATATTCTTGAATATTAGCCAAACCACTAATTTCAGTACGTATGTTAGAAATCTTAGTATATCCTGAATTTGGATCCTCGTATTCAGATTGAATTGTTAATCGATACGTACCTGTCATATTTTCCAATGTGAATCCTAATGATTTTAATTTTGCTATCACAGAATCAAATTGGATTTGCGTTATTGGTTTTCTTGTCCCAAATCTAGCCTCCAATTCATCTATTGTATTTTTGTGTTGAGATATACTGGGTTGAAGATATACACCTAGGTATTTTATTAATTTTTCATTTGGAGTTTCATCATTGGTAGACATTAATATATATATTAAACAACAGATAATTTTATATGTTTTTCAATTTTATAAATGTTCTTTAATCATTTGATATAATAAACTCTTTTTTTTGGGCATTTTTTTATCATTATTTATATCTATATGCAATTTACGACAAATTTCCTGTAAATCCTTAGCTTTATAGCTTGAAATTCCACGAAGTGGTTTCGTTATATTATCTATTTGCCATAATTGTTCTCTACTTTGTATATATTTCTGATATGTTTCAGCATTATTACCTATAAAAATACTATATCCATTTGCAGTCTTTTCTATTATATTCAGATTAGTAGTAATATCTTCATCGTTTAATAAAGTATACATTTTGTTACCATCTATATAAACTACATTAAAATTACTTATTGCACAAATGCACATAAAAGCTGATACAGATATGGTTTTATGATTCACCAGTTCATCTTCTATTGCATTTCGTTTCCACTTATTTTTTTTAAGTAGTTCTTTATTTTCTCTTACAGAATATACCAATTGGATTTTCATTTCTAATGAATCTTTAAATCCGTCGCCGTGTACAAGTTCATAAGCGCTAATTCCATTACAAATAATATAATAACACCAAAATAGAGTATCGATGAACTTAGGCAATAAAAATTGAGTATTCTTAGGAATTGCTTTTTTAATTTCTTTCTTAGATTTACTGGATATTTGCTCATTACTTTTTATTATATGTTGTAATATTTTTTCAATATTTCGTTCATTTAAAACGAAATCTTGTATAATTGAAATATCAATGGTTTGCTTAATGGTGTGTCGTCTCATATAATTTATCCAAAGGAATTCTCTTTATTACCTTTATAAAATTCTTCTTGATATTTGGCTTTGATATCCTCTACAGACTCCAACTGCTTTTGTTGTAAATCAACATATTTAATGAAATTCCGAATATGTTTTAATGTACCCTTGTTCAATAATGTCATATTAATAAAAACACCGTTATTATTTTCTGTATATTCTATTTGATTTTGTTTTAGAATTTTGAAAATATGAATTTGATGAATAGTATCCATATTTTCAATATGGTCACGAAGTCGTTTTAACTCACTAATATCAGTCATATATCTTAATTATACAAATTATGTATTTAAATCTCATTTGTACCAATTATAATTTTTGGTTTTGGCATGCGATTAATCTTAATTTTTTTCTTTGTAACTAATTCTCCAATGATAGAGATATATTCATCGTTTAATTCATATCTAATACCTATTACCCGAACATTTATATTATCTCCTTCCTTTAATATGGCGAAATCTTTACTTTTATAATGATGATCACGAGCAATAAATACAACAACGGGTGATTTTAGTTCATTTATTTCTGCTCGAATCCCAGCCTTAGTTACATTTTTAACTATCGCTAGAAATCGCATTCCCTCTACAGGCCTACAAACTAGACATTCCAATAAAACATCAAATATCACATTATTCCCCCTAACAACTCCTGCAGAATAACTAACAATTTTTATTGAATTTGATCTAATATATCCTTCGTCAATACATTTACCTTCGATTTGTAAACGAAGAAATTCTTCAATATTTTCTTTGATATTTTCTCCTATAGAGGTAAAAGGGAGGTAGATTTTTCGTGTGATTACATTTTTCATATATATACCAACACCTTTCTTACTTTTGCGTTTTGCTTTTTTCGAACTAGGAGCTTGAAGTATTGAAGACATAATATAATATATAAATACATTATATCTTTTTAATATTTTTTTTCAATTTATTTACCTTTTTTTTCCTAATGTATCAATATTATTGATGGTTGTACCTATAGAAGAAAAGAACCATCTTTTTTCATCTTTTTCAATACTATCAAAATATCTAAATAATAACTCTTGTTCAATGCATAATTGAAAAGCATTGAGTCTTACAGTTTTTGAATTATTTAATTTAAATCCCCTTTTTGTTTTAATAAACTCCCCTTCCTTATTTCTGGCATAAGGATGTTGTTTAATGTCATTTTTTTCTTTATCATATATTTTTGTAATAGTTCTGGCACCTTTACCTGTTTTTGCACCCATAACATATTTAACATCACTTTCATCAGGGCTTAATAAATGATTGATATTATCAATTAATACTTTTTTATCTGCTCCCCTTTCACAGCTAGAACCCTTGGTAGGTCTATCTGCCGAACTTAAATATATACTTTTAACTTTAAAAATAAGATTAAATCTTTTAAGCTGAGCCATGAAACCTATTTTGTCATGCATATTATCAATATTTATAGTGAATTTATCCAATACTGCTTTTCCCAATCCATCTTCAATTGAAATAGTATCTATAATCCATTCACCATCTTTTAATGTTAATATAGAATACTTGCTTTTTTTGTTAAAGTCAGTAATAACTATTCCTTCATATTTATTCGTATTCACTTTGAATTTATCAAAATACGATTCTACAAATGGGAGCAAAGATTTTTCAATACTGGCCGTATTTCTTAACAATAGGGTTTTCTCCTCATAAGTTAATATGTCTATAATATGATGCATTGCTAATGTCTGTAAAATAGTATAAAAAGACATTGTTGATTCACCAAATTTACTAGCATTATATTTCACTAAATTATTAATAGCCCACGCACAACCCATCGCCCAATTACTTCTATTAGAACTAGTAATTTCTTGTGGCACAAGAAGTAATTGATACGTATTTTTTAATTTTATTATTATTTCACCTATATCTGAAGCTCCTTGTTCACTTAAATCTGATAAAATAAAAGTTAAATGGTCACGTTTATAAGGAACAGGCGTTACTCTGTCATACCGTGATATATGTTTATCTGTTAATTCGACGGGTTGAAACATATAATAATTTCCAATATTAACTAAATTTCCCATACGACCCAATGTATCTGTGATAAATTCATTATCATCGTTAATTAAATAACTAAGCGCGGTATATATTTGATCTAATGGATAACTTTTCATCGCCGTTACTTCTTTTAATAGTTCTGTCTTTTGATAAACATATTTTTCTTTGAATAAATTTCTAATTCTCTGCAAAATTTTATCTAAGTTCATAATTATAAATGTCTCATTATATGTATTGCTATCAAGTTCGCTGTCATCTAATGATGGCATACATTTATATTCACAATCTCTAAAATCGCAAATTAAACTACCGTCCTTATCACCCAATGTATATTCAATTGTAGGTCCTGTAGATAATTGTTGTTGGACTTTATTATGGTCAGGCGCAATAGCGGTTATTGCTTTTTCAGAAAAATCTAATCCTTGTCTATTAAGTAAGCAATCAACGGCCGTCTCTTTTAATACACGCGTAACATTTGCAATTAAAAGCGCTTTTCGTTCAGCTACTCTATAAATATATAAATCAATTGCTTCTTCCTCATGATTAACCAACTGTGTTCCATATAAATAAATTTCTACATTTCGTTTTGCATAAGGCAACATACAATGACTTTTACTTCTTACAGCTCGTCCAATGATTTGTTCAGATCTGTTCATATTATACCAAGGGTCCAAAATATGCATTTGCCTTATATTTTGGAAATCCAAACCTTCTGATCCAGCACGCGATACAATAATAACTTTAACTTTTTCACCATTTGCATTACCAACATCTGTAACTGCTTTCAACTCTCGTTTAACATCTGGTGTTAGAGATTTTTGACCCGTTATCATAATATATTTCGCTGGTTTAAATTCTTCGTTACCCCTTTTAGGCTTCATGGTTAATACATTTAATGCTGTTGTAGGTGTTGTCTTAAAAAGTGAAGGTACCGTTCCATATCGTGTAATTCCCATTGATTCTAATGCCAATGCAATTGGTACTGCACCACCATCAATGTATTGTGAATAAACAAATACTATTCCTTCAGAATTCCTTATTTTATCACATATATATGCTATTTTACCGGAATATTTCCCAATTTCTTCCGGAGAAAATATCTCTCCAAAATTCTTTTTTGTTTCATCCTTATAAATAAAATTACGTTTTGTTTTAGGATTAAATTTCATCACCCTCGCCAATCCTTTACTACCATATGTATATGGTATTATATCTTCGTCATTTTTATCACTATCTTCCAAACCTTTATGAGGATATATCATATTAAGTGCTTGTAGAGGCGCTTCTAAAATAGTAAATGATATTGAACTAGAAGATTTATTAAAACTAGGATTTGTTTTTTTTAAATATTCCACCAATTTTCTATATCCCATATTTTGATACTCTCCTATATTATTAATCACTAGATCTATTAATTCTATGGGTTGTATTATTTCTGCACCGTTAATTTGATGTTTGGGATATTTCCAAATGCCATCATTCATTAAAGAAAAAAAAGATTCTGGATTTAAAGCTTCACGTGGCCAAATTCTATATGGAAATGTAAATGGATTCTCTCCACGTACATACGATACATAGCCTGTTGATTTTCTTATTAGTAGATCTTTACCAATTTCTTCGCCTTTTTTTGTTTGAAATGCACCTTTTGTAGTAAAAATTTCCCGTTGTGTAATAGGGTATCGTTTATCATTTAATAGAAGCAAATTTAAAATCCAAATTATCTCACTATATGAATCAAACATTGGTGTTGCAGATAATAATAATAATTTTAAATTATTCGTAGCTTCTACTAGCTTGCCAAGATTGTCAGAACTGGTTTTTACTTTACCTTCTTTACTTAATCTGATATTGTGAACTTCATCAATAACCAACATCCTATTAGAGAATTCTTTGCGTAAATTTTTTTTACGAATTCGTTCCAGCACTTCAGTCGAAGATCCAGAAGGGATACCTTTATTCATTATTTTTTCTATATAATTTGCGAATTCACCATAACCTTTGAATAAATAAGATTGGTTTATTAATCTTTTAATTTGTCTAATTACTTTACTGCGACTTAAACCTTTCATATTCATGGGATTTATTTCCTTGATAAATTTATTACCTATACAGGCTTTAATATTCCATAATCCATTCACTTTTCGCAATTTTCTCTCATCAAATAACTGTAATTTAAAATTTTCTTGGACTGCCGGAGATGCTACAATGATTAATCTTTTTGTTATTCCCATCTGTTGCAAATAAGTACGCATTTCCTCACATATAGAGATAGCGGAACAAGTTTTGCCTGTTCCTAAACCATGATATAATAGCAACCCATTATATGGAGTTTGAAAAGACATGAAATTCCTAACAAACATTTGATGGGGATCTAATTCAAATTCAGTATTATCACAGATTTTTTGTGTATATTCTTCAATATGTTCGTAATCTTCGGGTCCATGCTCTTCATATCTTGTATCAAAAAATTCCTTTTTCTTAGCAATTTTAACATTAAAATTTGGATCGTCTGGGTTAGGATATAAATAAGCGAACTCACCTTTATCTTCGGCGAGTTCTTTGCGATCCTTATCACTTATACATTTTAACAAATGCTGATAATCAGGATTGTTAATATTTTTAGGTATTTTTCCTGTGTCATATTCTTGGTACAAAATATCACAAGATTTACGTTGTTTGATACGGATTTTTCTCTTTTTCAATTTTACAACCTTGGGTGTGGATTTCTTTTTTGATGACATTCTATTAATATATTATTAGGTTATTAATTTATATTTTTCTAACAAACTATTAATTTTGCAAATCATATCTATCTTTTCTATATTATAATTTCGTATATATTGTTTGCATTCATCTAAAGAAAACCATTTCATTTCACTAACTTCGCTCTTTTGATATGATTCCAAAATATCTGTATTTGATTCTATACGTCCTAAAAAATAAATATGCTTATATGATTTCAAATTTGAACCAACAAATGTTTCTTCAAATGGTAGCAGATTTTTAATAATAGATACGGATTGTTTGTCATAACCCGTTTCTTCTTCAAATTCTCTTAATCCACAAGTTAAATCGTTTTCTTGATAGTTGCGTCTACCTTTTGGAAAACCCCATTCGGGAGTATCCCAAGATGTGTCACTTTCATGAACAAGACTTTCTAAATTATATCCTTCTGTGTCACAGATTTTAATACCTCTTTTCATTTGAATAAATTTATCCTTTGCGCTTCTTTCTTCTCCTCGATATTGTAAACCAACGAAATCGCCCCATAATGCTCGCCATAATTCCGAGAATTCAGTGATTAATAAATTTCGTTTTTCTTTATTAGTCATTTCATTAATCAATGTAAGTATGTAATCCTTATTGTACAAGGGATATTTCCCCCTTAAAAAATCAATGTATCCTAAACTATCTTTTCTGCAAATCATTAAATATTCTAATGTTTTAGTATCAGTATTTTTTCTAAAAGCAACAATACCACTACTTATAATGGGATTTTTGCACTGATTATATAAATGACCTTGTTTTCCACAATTATTACAAAACTGATATGTAATTCGCGATGACATCTATATGTTAAATTCATCTTCTTTTTATATCATTTCCTATATAATGGGATTAGATCCGAAAGTATGGCTTCCACATTTTCAATTTGTTATGCAAACAATGGCTATTTCCTATCCAAAACATCCCAATGATGTATCAAAAAAGAAATATTATGATTTCATTCAAAATTTGCCTGTTTTTTTACCTGATAAACCAATGGGAACTTATTTTATAAAATTATTAGATGATTTTCCTGTAACACCATATTTAAGTTCTAGTATGTCATTCATGAAATGGGTTCACTTTATGAATAATAAGTTAAATAAAGCTATTGATGAACCAGAAATTGATTTTTATGAAAGTTTAGAGAAATACTATGAAGAATACAAGCCAAAAGAATTAAAAGAGCAACAAGTCTATAAAGAACGGAAAAAATATATACAATTTGCAGTGGTTTTGGCCATGATTAGTTTAGTTATTTATTCTTATGGAAAAAAATAGAAAATTAAATTTTCTAAGCGAAGTATAGTCAATGAGCAATATCCCAGAAATACCCTTTTATCAAATGAATCTAAATGAACTTAGAGCATTTTTCATTAAGATTAATCGGAAATTGGAGAGAAAAAGAAAAACTAAACGCAGATTTAGAGGCAGAAGAAAGAAAACTGTTAAAAAATAAATCTTTATAAATTATATAATGTCAGGTGGAGTACCAAGAAGAGTTCAAATATCAAGAACACAACGAAACACACCTTCTAAAGCTGGAAACGTTGTCGCAAAAAAAGCTTTAGTCTTATGTAATGGTCGAAGATCTCGCAAAGCCATGTGTAATTATGTTCAACAACGAGCGAAAACGTGTGCGATTTGTCCATCTGGTAACATTATTCCTCCTGGACCTGGACCACCACCCACACCACACCCGCACCCGCACCCAGACGATGCCACTTTTTCTGTTACTATACAACATTATGGAATCACAGACTCCATGCATGGTTCCGGACTCTCAGGAGCCGCGGCTGGCAACCTTGCTGTACCAACCGGAGGGTTCCTAGCTACTGATTGGAATGGATACAACAGTTCTTTTAATACATATGCGACAAGATATATTAGTTTTGTTGATAAATTAAATACAGAGGTAGAGGTAGACAGAGTTATGTTTAATATAAATGGTAATCCAGGTCCCGGGAATTTTGGAGACCATTGGCTGTCCGGCACAGGCAATCCCACGGTTTGTCCATATTCTTCATTAATAAATCCTACTGCTGCTGCTTTTGCTGCAGGACATCTAGGGGACCCACTCAATGGAACTCATGGCGCTACCCCCGCCGAAAAAGCCGATGACTATCCGATGGTTTATAAACATTTTGTTAGACCTTTTATAAAAGCAAATTATTTGAGGGCACAGGCTAATAAACCAAGAATAAGAATGGGATTTACTCTTTATATGGGACCTTATTCTGGATGGAATACGTTTGCGAATTCAGTAGATGCTAATGATCAGTTAGTATTAAATGAAGGCGCGGGAATATTAACATCTCCAGGTAATTACGATCCAAACGCTTCTGGCACGCCTCACCACCAGACTTCCTTGAATGAGAAAATCCAACCCGACCCCTTGAAGCTCAATAACCCGAATAAGAACGGAGCTTTCAATCAATGCATGGCATATATTGGATGGATTAATAAGTTAATTCTGGCGGATACTGATTCTGATTTGGTTGCATACAGGGCCTTCTACCCCGATGATAGTCTTTTTTGGACAGTAAGTTCAGCATCATTCGATAATGAAGAAAATTCAAGTTTTTACCCGACGACGGAGCCAACTGCGACGACTATGTGGAATCAACAAGTAAACGGAAATCCATCCACCCACCCAACATTCACTCTCCCACCAGATTATAGTGCAACAGGAGGTATGAATTACACGCCTTTAACAACGCTAATACCATCAGGTACTGAAGGACCAGATCGAATATATCAAGAAGTATATGATTGTGATCCAACGGCTCTAAAGTGTAATAACGACAAATCTGGACCGTGCCCCCCGACCAACTCCTACCCCAATTGTTCAAAATGCTGTGAGTACACTTTCGGGAATAGCGCCGGAGAAATAGGCTGGGGTGTTAAAATTGTTACTGGCGCAGGGAGACAATGCCCTTCCAATGGTGGTGTAAATTGGAAGGGAACAAGTACCGAACTAACCACGTGTTCTAAATATTTTACAGAATTTTTCAAGAATTCCAATACTGCATATTACCAACCTCTCCCAAATAATGGTACAGACCCGTTCGGATTAATACATAAATTAAATAATTCAGATTATCAATTGAAAGGGGATCCAACTAACCCTAATACAGCATTTAATGGCTACGTACTAATGTTTAGCGTGAACAGTATAGCCTGGGGTGAAAACATTGGAAAACAAGGAGAGGATATGTTTGGAACATGGAGTTACCCCCAATTTGTTTTATTTCTCAAGGAAGCCGCAAAATATCTAACAAAAGCGGGTGGACAGGGCACTGATTTTCCAATCGTTAAACCCATGTTAGGAATATATGAATTTGATATGATTCCCTCCGATTGGATTTAGGAAGCAACATTAGAGACTGATAGGGTGATATTATTCAATACAATATAATTTATAAAATCTTTTTAAATTATATAATGTCAGGTGGAGTACCAAAGCGAATTTTAATAACACAAACACAAAGAAATACACCCTCTAAAGCAGGAAATCCTGTTCCCAAAAAAGCAATAATAGCATGTTCTGGTGAAAAATCTAGAACATCACTATGCAATTATGTTCGTAAAAGAACAAATGTATTAACGCCACTACAAACATCCTATTCATGGTCTACGCAAATGGTGGCAAAGGACCTCAGTGTCGGTAGCCTAATTGAAACTGCTGGATTCAGTTCAATTACTCTAGGGGGTATAACTGCTGCTGGTTCTCTAAACCCATCCGGGCCTAGTTGGACTGAGATTCTGTCGATCTACACTTTCGCCTATCCTATTGCACCACCAGCATCACCACCACAGTTAATAGTTAGCATGACCGGTGTTCATATTCCGACTAGTATCACATTTAGTGGGGTTTTTGCTGATGGTTCTCATCATACATTCACTTTGAGGACTGACGAGGCAGATCATACACCACCATCAACACCTAATTTATGGATATGGCGCAATACACAAATATTCGTAATAGGTAATACTTATACCCTCAGATTCAACTAACTTTCTCAGTAATAAATATATGCATTTTAGAATAGTTTAGATAATTTATCTAACCATATATATAAATATGGTTAGGTACACAGGAAGACAAAAGACAATAACAGGCTCTGTTAATAGAAATCAGGTTGGACTAAAAATGTCTGTTGTCCTTCGCGAGTAGGAAGAAGCGGGAAAAACATACGTTTTCTGGGACGACGCGTTAATTGCATGTATGGACTATGCGGACCCACAATGGTTAATGGAGCTCCTTGGAGAACATCTGGAAGAAATGAACCGCCATATTGCAGACAACGCTCTACAGCCTGCGCTCAGGCAGCAGGAGGCGTAGGACACATTAATTCGCCGTATACACGTACTCGAGTTCCAGCTGCTGGTCAACAGGGTTGTACACAGGTAAATGTTGGGGCCAACACTCCTTGGTGGTACGATAATGCGGACGTATTGGCAGCAGCACAACGACTGCATCAGTACATTCAGACATTGACCACCGGACAAGCTGGACTGGCATTTATCGGAGACCATGAGACCGTTAAGGGCGATCATTTAGAAACCGCCCTGGGATATGATTCTACTGATGATGCTTGGCTGTTCAAGTTGTTTGATGTGAATACTGCTCCTGCTCAAATTAAGGCAGATGCAGAATTGCTGAATAGCATGGCATTAAAAGCATATGTGAACGGTAAGAAGATGGTGCATGAGGTGGGTATGGTTGGGATAGTAGCTAAGTATTATCTACCCAATCATGGTCTGCTGCTTAAGTTGGCACCCAAATTTGTGATGGGAGTGTATGGTGATAAGTGCGGTGGAGGTGACGCGGTTTGCATGGGAAAAACTGGTGCAGCATTAGCACCCTTGTTCGGCATCTGTCTCGAAGGGAACACCAACATCTGCGGCGGTGGTAGCTATTGTAGGTGGTCGCCAGACGGGAATCCATCCGCCAATATCTGTGTATGCACAGAATGCTAGCCGTTTAACTAACATCGGTTGGTATACTGTCAAATGATTTTGGATAAATTGTATTACGACAATTAAATATATGAATTTCCCATAAAAACATATATTTAATAATTATATATGAAAGCTGGATTAATGATTTTAGGCATAACCACATTTCTAGTCGTAAATACCTACTACGACGGAAAATATACAAAAATGTTATCCATCAATCAGAAATATTTTAAAATGGCCATGTTTGGTTTTGTAGGTTTTTCTATGTATCTCCTTATCAAGAAAAACCCTAGTGGTTCTAAATCAATGCTTCAACACGCAAATACACTAATTAAATATATGCCCGTGGATAAAGATACGGCTGATTTAATCTCTCCAATTTTCGATTTTACAAATGCAAAAAGCAGTTTGGATTCCCTCAGTGAAAACCAAAACTACGCAGCTTACAACGACACTCCTCAGCATAAACGAATGCTCAATTCTGGTGGAAATACTACTACGCGGAGTGTAAGTGAAACCAAAAAGAAATATGTTGCCGCACAACAAGAGTGGAAATGCAATAATTGCGCGCATCAATTAAACCATACATTTGAAGTGGACCATAAAGTGGATTTAAGATATGGGGGAACAAATCACGTAAGTAATTTAGTAGCTTTATGTCGAAATTGCCATGGAGAAAAAACTATGCAAAACAAACTTGAATAATTAAATGTCAATTAATTATAACAGAATGAATTTAATAACAGGAATTATATCATTGGTAATTTTATTAGGATCATTGAGTAGAATATTAATACCTTTAATTCAAGGAAGACCACAAACATTCGGATTTAGTACAACATTTGCATTTTTTCTTGGATTACTTGGTGGTATTATGTCGCTTGCTAAAGATTGGAGTTGGTGGTGGACAGTACCTACTGGTTTAGTGGGAATATATGGGATTGCACAGGTTATTGCACAAAGTATGTCATCTCTTCCCTTTGCTACATTCTTAAAAAAATTTCTTCCACTTTCAACTCTTTTATCGGTAATGTTAATTTTAATTAGTGTGATTCCAGGATTAAAAGCTCTTGTAGCTAAGAATATGTCAGGTGGAGTAGCAGGTTCAATTATGGCAATTTGTGGAGTAATGATATTATTTGCATTAATTATTAATGTAGGATTAGGCAATTTATGGTTGGGTTTTCTCACTATTGTAGATTTTATTAAGAGAAATCCTGCAAGACTACTGGTAACATTAATTGGTATTATCTATGCCATTATTTATTTCTCTTATTCAACGACACAAATGTACCAATGGTTTACCGGTGCAGCACCAACCAATACTGTTTTATTATGGGTTTTACAATTAGTAACTTTGGGTATAGGAATTATTTTAGCAGCAGCTTTTTTTGCTGCTACTTTAACTAATTTTCCAAATAGTATGGGTTTCATTCGAAGACTCAAACAATTATTTCGAGGACACTGGACTATATCTGTATTAAAAGGATTCTTCGCCGTAGCATTGGTAGCAGCTTTGGTTTATGGATTAATTCAATTGGGCTTAATACAATTCCCTTATACAGTTGGAAATATTATTACATTAATTATACAGATAATCTGCGTTATAGCTGTTTTATTCGGTGTATTTCGATATATAATTAACAATCCTAGATTGTTGGCAACCATTAAAAACAATATTTTTATTAGACTACTCTTTGCTATCATTATGATAATCCCTTGTATGTTAGTATATTTAACACAAGGTGTGGTATCAACAGCAAAAGCAGCAACAGCTGCGGCAGGTAAAGGGGCATCGTTTGCTGCAAAAGTACAAGTTATTGCTCCACCAAAAATGGTACTAATGATTTTGGCTGCTGAAACTATCTTGGTGTCATCTTATATTTTGTTACCTATGTTTCGGAAATGGATTTACACTTTTACACCTGGGGCAGGAGGTGATCTTGTATTACAACAGCGAATAGTTGGTGTACAAAATACTATTTTGGCTATGCAAAAGAAATTTATCAGTGATACCTCTATCGATGGTACTCAATTAAGCAATGTCGATTGGGAGAAGGTATATTCTGAACAGTTATATGTAATAGATGATTCTCATACCAAAGCTTTAAAAGTGTATTTAACAAGTTTGGGTTATAAAGATGATTATAGTACATTAAGAGATAATAAATTAATATCCGATGTTTTAGGAAAACCAATTACTTTGGGTTCTGCTGTATCTTTTATTCAAACAAAAAATAGAGTGAATACTATTATAGACGATTCATTAAATCTAGATCATCTTAAAAATAAATTGGAAGCTTTAGAAAATCAACCTAAGGCGGGTGGTCCATTCAATTCTAAAATATTAAATAACAAACCCACTTATATTAATAAAAAAACAAATATAGGTTTATATGAGAATTTAAAAGGTCGTCCCATCTCTAAATTTAGTCAAAACAAAATGACAACACAATCAGCAGATGCAGCGGACGATTATAACTATAATTATGGATTAAGTTCATGGATTTTCTTAATGGCACAACCACCAAGTTATGGCGTTGGTTATTCTAAATTTACAAAAGTATTAGATTATGCGGGCAAACCTACTATATGGTATAACCCTGAAATCAATACATTAAAAATTACGACGAATGCTTATAAAAAAGACAATAGTACACCTTATGAAAAGACAGTTTATAAAACTACAAAATTACCATTGCAGAAATGGAATAATATAGTCATCAATTTTGTTGGCGGAACTTTAGATGTATTTATAAATAAAAAGTTGGTAGCATCGGTATCTAATCTCATTCCTTATATGTCAAATGATGCTATTAATATCGGGGATAATCCGGGAATTAGTGGTGCTGTAGCAAATGTTACATATTTTTCCAGACCAATTAGTCAACAAAAAATTACTTTTTTTTACAATAATTTAGTAAATAAAGATCCCCCAATTGTTTAATATAATTTAAGATAAATTTCTTAGTTTATATTATATTATGGATGCGCACAAAATCGTTATTGGTGTTGTAATTATAGTTTTACTCTATTTACTTTATTTATACTTTTTCGGAAATAGTTCTGCCGTTTTAGTTGGTATACACGATACCTCACAAGAAGTCCAAATTAGCGCTGGTTCTATTGCTCCTGGACCTTCACAGAACTTCACCTACTCGGTCTGGGTTTATGTTAGCAACTGGACTCCAGGAAATGAAAAAATTATATTTCAAAGAGCTTGTGGAACTAGCTACTGTCCAAAAATGGCATTTGACCCAAATATGAATAATGTTACCGTTACTTTAGCAACTTATCCAGCTCAAGCAAATTCCGCCGCCGTTGAAGCCACTTGTCAAATTGAAAATGTACCTCTACAAGCTTGGACAAATCTTATTATGACCCTTAATGGCAATGCTTTAGATTGTTATTTAGATGGAAAATTAGTTCGTACTTGTTTAATGCCAGGTGTTCCAAAACTTTCCGGTGCTGGTGCATTAGTTTTGACGCCCAATGGTCAGTCATTCCAAGGTTACACTGGTAATTTTCAATACTTTAATCGTGCTGTAAATCCTCGTGAAGCATATGCTATTTACAAAGAAGGTTATGGAGGAAGCAATTGGTTATCCAACTTATTCAATAAATATAGAATCAAACTTGCCTTTATGAAAGATAATCAAGAAGTGAATAGTTTCGAAATCTAAAATGTTTATAATAATATATAGCAATGAGTACGGGATTTTTAACAGGTTTGCAAAACAGGGTAAAAAATGCATCGGGTGCTACTTTAGGGCAATTTAATAACTCGAGCGTTGTGCGTGGATCAAAAGCATTTTTATCCTCAAATTCTTTAGTAGCTAAAATTGTTTTTCTTATATTAGTAGTCATCGGTTTTGTATTACTTATTCGGTGGGGTTCTCAACTTATAACATGGTTTTTAGCACCTTCAAAGAACCCAAAATTAATATCAGGTATGAAACAAGGATATATAGCAAAAGTTGTACCACAAGATCCGGCTATTGCAGGAGCTCTACCTGTAATGAGATCGAGTAATCAGCGCGATGGTTTAGAATTTACTTATACCGTGTGGTTGTTTATTAACCATCTTCAAAACACAGGTACAAGAAAACATATTTTCCACAAGGGTAGTGCACATACTGGTAGTAGCGATAATGGTAGCTTCCAGCCGAATAATGCCCCAGGATTATATATTCATCCTACTAGAAACACATTGATTATTGTTATGAATACATTCGATAGCTTTACAGAAGAAGTAGAGGTTAATGATATTCCAATGAACAAATGGATCAATGTAGCAATTAGAGTGGAAGGTAATAAAATGGATGTCTACATTAATGGTACAATTGTATTGCGTCACATTTTCAAAAGTGTTCCAAAACAAAATTACGGTGATGTATATGTTAATATGAATAGTGGATTTAATGGATTGTTATCCGATTTATGGTACCATGATTATGCACTAAGCGGAACACAGATTGAGCAAATTGTAGAAGCCGGACCTGATATGACAATGGATGATACTACGTCAGTATTCCCACATTACTTCTCACTCAATTGGTTCTTTGAAAATGATGAAGCACCTTCATCTGGTCCAAATGCTGCAACTTGGCCAACCATAATTAAACAATAATTTCATTTAATAAAAAATGATATTATTCATTTAAAGTTAATAGATTGACTTAATTAAATGGCCGATTTGCTTATATATATATTAAATTGTGATGAACAAAGAAAAAAACGCATGACCCAACGTTTTAATAAATTTAATATAAAACCAATTTTTAATTGTTTTACCGATATATCAGGAATAGAACAGAAATATAATATAACACTTACAAGGCATAATAAAGTAATGTTATCACATATGGATTGTATACAAAAATTTTATGATTCAGGTAAGTCTTTAGGAATTATTTGTGAAGATGATATTTACATTCATAAAAACTTTAATGAAGAAATCGAAAAAGTTATAACTTTTATAAATCAAGATAATTACGATATCCTCTTGTTAGGTTATTTACTTAATTATAAACCTCCATATCATTATCATAATTTAATAACTACTTTCAATAATTATAAAGTGTATGATTTTAATAAAGAACTGTGGGGGGCGCAAATGTATATGTTAACTAGAAAATATGCAAAATACTTACTAGATCATTTTCCTATTGAATGGAAACTTAAAAATATTAATAATCCTTGGTCGCCAGATTGGATTATCACAAAAAATGGTAAAAGAGCAATGATTTACCCCATGCTAGCAGTTGAAGAGGGAGAAACAAGCTGTGGTTGTGAATGTGGAGACAAAATTTATCATAGAGATTGTAAAAATATTCAATATGATAATAAAATTTATATTTAACTATTGTCTAAGCGAAGGATTAATACATATGTCTTTAGTAGGAAAGATTTTACCAGACATACATTTATCACTTTCATTTACCTTAATACAAGATCTAAAAGTTCGATCTGTGCCTATATAACACCAACCCTTCTTGCCTTTTTCTTGAACTCTACTATCAGTTTCATCTGGTTCATGCTGGGGAAAATTATTTAAACCCTTAAAATTTCCCGCATCTATAGATTGTTCTAGTTTTTTATCTCTCGCTTTCCAGGTTTTGGCTGGACCCGTTTCATTTATTGCAACCCCGGTTTCTTTTGTGACCACTTTTTTAACATCTTGGATTGTTCCTGCGGCAACATCTAATCCCAAAGCAGTTCCTTTTTCAGTTAAATTTAATGTTCTCTTAATGCCGTCAGGTATATATTTACCATAAGATACCATAAAATTCTTAAAAACATCCGTTCCTTTTGCTAAATATGCAAATACATTAAATCCTAACAATGCCATGATCACAACAATTAAAAATATTTTTACTATTGACATCATGTCCCAGTCATTGTTTGTTCCCATCGGTGTTTTAGGTGCTTTCAATGCAGGTGGTCGTACATCATTCATTTTTACTGGAGTTGTTCCAGAATTTATGTTTTTCACAGTATTTGTTATTTTAGTAACTACGTCGTCCATATACAGATTGTAAATATTAAATTATTTAGAATATATATAGA